ACGGGATAGGCGTTTTTACCTACAGAAATTTGTTGTCCAGGAGGAATTGTAGTAGTGACGGCTCCTTCTACAGACTGTAGAATTAAGCTACTAAGATCCACTTCGGATACTCCAGGAACATCTTGAATGATAGTTACCAACTCACTCAACACAAGAACTGCCCCAAGGCCGAGACCATTTATATAATTTGTAAGAGCAGTTTGAACATTGGCAACAACTGTAGATGGTACGAAACCAGGAACAATAAGAATTCCGGCTGTAAAATTAATAAGGGCTTCAATAGCTTCTCGTACAAGAATATCGGAAGCGACGATATGATTAGAATTGTTATTAAATAGAGCTTGTAAAGTTGCCATCAAACTATCGTAAGTGTATGTAATTGTAACAACTGTATTGTTATCTGGAAGGTTGTTAACTGTTGCAGCTCCTGCCACAAATCCTGTCGAACTTGTCACATGTAAATGTGTAGAATCTGGAATAGAAAGAACAGTAGGCGTATTTGCTCCCTGTCGAATAATATCCCCAATTTGAATACCTGTAGTACTATTTACCTGCAAATGGGTTCCATCTGGAATAGAAACAATTGTAATGAAAAAAGAGTGCCATTGCAAATAGCTTCCTGCTTCCGTGCTTCCAGCAAATAATGAATTAGGATTTTCTACAAAAACAGCATCCGTAGCGGGAGGAATAGAACTGGGAGTAGAAACTACAGAAAAGGTATATGGAGAACCATTCACAACTCCTGTAACTGAACCGATGGATAAAGCAGGTTGATTTATTAAAATAAATTGCTGACTGCCAGTTGTAGTATAAGTGGGCGTATCAGAAACAGTTAAAGGAACTTGCCCTCGAATATACACATCCACAGACCCGCCAAACTGATCTCTTTGCATTTCTGGATCGTTGGGTCCAACTACAATAGATTGAATAACGCTAGGATTGGTATTAACAAGACTGATGATACCGTTTGGAGTACCTACATTATTTCCTTCAAGCTTAATTTGAATACGTGCAGCAAATCCTGTGTTAGATTCTGTATTTGTACCGCCTGTCGTAGCCGTATTATTTGTAACAGCATCAATTCCAATTCCAGGACCTAGAAGAGAAGTGATTGTAGCCGCTCCTACATTTCCCACAGTACCTGCCGTCTGACTTACAATGGTGGTAGACTGTTCGTAAAAACCAGAAACAGGATTGAAATAGGAGGGTGCTAAAGAAGGTGTAAATGTAACCGTAGCTGTAGTAGCAAATGAAACTGCGGGAGACTGAGACGTAGCTAAAGTACTTACCACAGTTCCTGAATTGACGGTAATAATGGGACTGGAGGTTGTATAATTTCTAATTCTAAAGGTGACAAAACCAGTAGCAGCAGTAGCTGGAAGGCGAGTTAATCCGTAGTTTGCTCCGATTTGATCCAAATCTGAAGGAACTAAACTGGCAGCGTCTGTTGCAAAAGCTTGCAATTCCTGAGTATATGCGATACTACTGTATACAGAGGGAGATGTCCCATTCTCAGCAGAAAGCTGATTGGCCACAGTAGACACAACTACATCATTTACCACAGATCCCGTCGAAGTTGCAATATCGGGCCTTTCAGTTTGTAGAAAGGATAACATTGAACTGACAATTTGCGAAAAAGTTGGAAGTGCCATAATTATGCCTCAACTAAAGTTTTATTTTGCTTAAACAAACGAGTTTCAAAACTAGAACGTACTGCGTTATTTTCATTTAAAATTCGAGAAACTATATCTGCACAAATATTGAATTTTACCGCACACTCTTCAATAGTAAATCCCTTTTTATAAAAATTCAAAAGATCAATTAAAGAAACCTTGCTTTTCCATTCATCTTTGCGCCAATGTGGAACTGAGTGTTTTATACCTCGTAAATAAGAATGTCCTTTCTTTGACTCACTATTATGTTTTCGAGCCTTTGGCAAAGCTAAAGCTTCGGCTTTGGTTCGTAACACATTGTTGTCTTTCATAACCATCCTAACAGTATCGATGGAAATACCAAATTTATTTTGACAGTCTCTCATAGAATTTCCAGATTTATAATAAGAAACAAGTTCTTCTTCCGATACCTTTTGTTTCCAAATATCTTTATTCCACGCAATTTGTCCCAAATGCGCCTTGCGAGATTTCGCAATAACTTCTTGACTGAATTTATGCCCTCTATTACTTCCAGCTTGGACTAAAACGTTGTAACCAAAAGCATCATTACAAGCATTTAATTTGTCAATGTAGTGCTGCTCTCGGACATACAGGGAATTCACAGAAGTGTCTTCTATCATAAAGAAAATAAAATTGTCGGCACCATCTCGGTTCCAAGCTGCTTGTAAATGCGGAGAATGGTGCTTGTTATGTCTCAAACAATATAAATGTCCTCTGAATCTTCCAGCAATATCATCGGAAGATCCAACATAAACTTTTCCATCTGATAAGTTCAAAATACAATAAATTCCACAAGCCATCTTAAATGTTTCCTATATTCACACCAGTTGTAATTTCCTGTCCAGAAGCAGCAATGACCGTCAAAAGTGCTGCAATATTAGTTTCGCTTTGAACTGATGTATTGAGGGAATAAAGTGTTTGTACAATTTCTGCTGGGCTTGCTCGATTCTGTGTAAGAAGAAAAAGAACTTGTAAAGCTTGTACGATTTGCTGTTGTGTTGTACCACTTATAATATTTGGATTTATTTTATTACCGACCAGGGATTGAAGCGTTGTACCATAAAGTGGAAAAAGCGTATTAGCCCCTTGTTCTGTAACAAGAATCTTTTGTACATCCTGTGTTGTTTCCTCAATCCCAGAAACTAACACAAAGTCCTGGTTAGGGCCTATTTGAAGATCATTAGACGCTTCACCAAAATAGAACGGAGCGTTACTCTGTTGAGGAACACTTTGAGGTTGTCCTGGTATATTAGCTGTTGCAATAAAAAGATCACTCACGTATTATCTCCTTCTTAAGAACCACAAACTAAATCAATTAAATCAACGAACTGCTGCGCTTTGTTAACAAAATCCTGTAAAGATTTTACTTGGTTAGAAATTGCTGTAGCCACATACGCTCTGCGGTTGTACGTATAAATAAGATTTTGAAACCCAGCCAAAGCTTTAGCCGTAGCTCCACTTTGCGCTTGCTGCATAAACTGACTGATTACAGGACACGTTGCAGAACCCTGCATTGGACCAAGAACAACGTTTAGATCTGCTTGAATTTTGTTCTGTACTGCTGCCAAAGTTTGAATTTCTAAATTAGCAAATTCATTAAGAATATCAAGCCTTGCAATCTGTGCTCCCAAAATTGCGATTTCAGCATCAGCAGCTAAAATTTGACTATTCAAAAAAGTCTTGAAAGTAGCTTTAAGTGTTGGATTTCCGCACAACACAGCCTTAATAAACTGCACGGCGCAGAGCCCTAAAGTTGTTGCTGGATTTGCCATTTTAATTACCTGCTGTCACTGTAATAGATGATGTGCTTATCTTACTCGTTAAAGAAGTTGGTGCTATGGGGGATTGCGCTAAAAATGTTACTCCTAACACTCCAAGTTGTGATTGAAGAACTGGGCTTCCACCTTGAAATGTCGCCAATGCAGTAAAAAAGGTTTGGATGGCGTTGACAAATTGCCAATATAAAGGATCGATTGTTAAATTCGAAATAGTTAAATCGTTCAATCTGGCAACACCATTGCTACCTCCATTAAGAGAAATAGTAGTGCCTGTTAAAGAAATATCGCCAATGGGGTCCATCTTTAAAGAAGCTAAACTTGTCCCAGTTCCTAAAGTAGTATTTTCAAGGACAACGTTTCCTATTGTATCCATGGTTAATTGACAAATAGGAGTTTCAACTGTAACAAGTCCTGTGGGTACAGAAATTTGAGTCGCTATCTGAAGTCCTTCTGTAAGCCCTGTTATGGAATTGGTTGTAAAATTAAATGTACTCTGGATATTATCGGTGCCTGTATTAGATTCAAAAAACCCGTTATCGGCTGAAAGGATAACTTCATGACTATCTGAAGAACCTTCTCCGCCAATCAATAAGCGTTCTCCCATAGAACCAGATTCAATCTGTGCCACACCATTATTTCCCAAATACAAATGAGCACCAAACCCTGGAATGCCCTCTCCAGTAGGGGAAGCTGGCCCTGTCGCTTCCATAAAAACTTCTCCGTCTTGAACAGGGTTTGCTCCAATAGCGATGTCCTGACTAGCATTTCCAGTTGAAGGAATAAATCCGCGATACTGGTTGTTTGCAGAAAGAAAACTAAATGGTTCTCGCAACACCATTAAAATATAAGCATTAAATGAATCTAATTGCAAAACTAAAACAATACTTCCAAGCAACGGGGCACTCTGATCTTTCAACGCATTCCCAAGCTGTACACCTACCAATTTTTGGCCATTAGGAATCTCAACAACTGAATATTGTCTTGGTGTTGTTGGATCTTTGGCTAAAATTTGCGCCTGAAAAATTCTGTATCCAGACATATTTATGACCCCGATGAAAACGAATTTTCAATGTCTGTTAAAACTGGAAGAAGATCGGTATTTACACTTTGAATTGTGCCGTCTGTTGCATATGTTGGAATTCCATCACGAACGTAGGATAAAGCTAAAGTCATTGTGGCAGTACCAGTTACCGATACTTGTTTACTCACACCTACAATATATCCAAATTTAAATTTTGTTTCATCAATAAAGGTTTGTCCTACCTGAACAGTATTGTCTAAATCACAAATAAGAGTACCTGTTTTTAATTTAGCATTGGATAAATCCATCAAATATTCAGCATACCCAAAAATTCCAGTTGTTTTACTATTGTTCGTAGTTGTATTTGACAATGAAGCGGCAACGGCATTAGGATTTGCAGCAGATTCCATTTCCACCAATCCAACTTGAGTTAACAGCTTTCCATCACAATATCCAAATTTTTGCAGGACGGAAATGGGCAATATATTTGTGGAATAATTAACGAATATTTTAGATACTAAATTTTCAACCGTTTCTCCATAATTAGAAGAAATAATATTTAAATTTCTGCTTCTAACTAGAGCTATGTCTGGTCTCCCGTCAACCAAAGTAGCCATGTTATTATACTGCGGGGATCTAATCAAAAATTGACCGCTGGGTTGTTCAAAAATTTCCACAAATGCAATGCTGCGAATAGTATCCAAAATTTCATATGGGGTTTGTAACTGTGGATTGAAATCTTCAAATACATTAGCCAAAAATTGGAAATAGGCCGTTAAGTCTTGAACACCCGCTTCAAACAAAACTGGGTTTGTACTTCCATAATTTAAAACTTGTTGACCTGTATTATAATTTTGGATTGCTTTTTGAAAAGTTAATGGGGGAACTTGAACATCAAAATCATTAGTTTGTACTTCTTGTTGAGCAACAGCAAATGCAGCACCTGTTAATTGTCCAGCAGCCGTTTGAGCTGCCGCAGCAATAGCTCCTTCTACGAAAGTTTCAGACGCTGGAACGGTTATAGGTTCAATATATGCAAAAGGTCTAAGTTTCATTACAGTCGCTAACAAATACTGAGGGAGATTAAAGAGATTTGCGGGATATGAATTAGCCACAATCAACGAGGTAATATTGTAAAAACTATTGGTTAACTTTAATACTGAAACGGGAGATGTTTTCGTGGAAATAACCGTACTACTTTGTAACCCTAATGGATTAATTGGGCTAGTGAAAAACTTTGCAGAATTTACAACTTCAAGGGGTGTTGCTGGAACAGCTACAATAGATGGATTTTGCTCTAAGGAATCTATTGAAAGTGAGGTGATATTCGTAGAAGCTAAGGTAGTAGCTCCTAATGAGGTAGTATTATATACTTCATTAAAATCTATTCTATATACTAAATCAAATAAATCTCTTATAATTTGCCCAATAGATTGCCCTGCAAGGACTGTTTCCATTGCAGAGATATCCTGAGCCCCTAATAACTGACCTGTTTGATACAATGAATTTTGAAATAATGAAGGTTTTACAACTCTACGAGTAGCCCCAAAAAGACGACTCCATCCATTACCACTTACCATAACTTTGTCCACTTGATTAATGGAACTAGAAATGTTCTTCTTCATGACAAATCCATTAAACTCATTTGAAAAAAGAGTTTGGTATTGACCATTGTTTTTCTTGTTTGGCATTTTTGTCAACAAAACTGATTCGTATTGTAAAAATGGATCTGCTGGGTTTTGATAATTTTGGAAAGCTGGTGTAGTATCTGATGTTACTTTGTAATTAAAAATCCACAATGGATTATTCTGAAGTGCTGATAGAGATGTAGGTACAGATGTAGAAGCAGCACCTGTTCCAACAGATCCCGTTACTGTATTTGTTGCCCCAGAATTTGTATTTAAAGTAAATGTTCCCCAAATATCCGTTAGG